ATGAAACGGCATTCGGTTATCAGGAAAGGTTCGGTCATCTCAAATTCAAGAAATCGCAGATTTCCGGCCTTTTCCGTTCCAATGCCACCGGAACCCTCGATATGTGGCATCTTTCGCAAAACTTCTCATCAAATCCGACATTCAACACGGATTTCATGCAGCAGAATCCTCCGATTGACCGTGTAATAGCGGTAACTTCGGAACCTCATATCATCATGGATTCTTTCGTTGATTACAAATGCGCTCGCCAGATGGCCGTATATGGTAATCCGGGATTGACCCGCTTCTAATGCCAATCCTTGAAACCATAGCCGCTACAGCCCCGGTGTGGGCTCCAGCGGCTGCATCATTGGCAGGGTCGGCCCTTGATGCGTTTATGGTCAACAAGACCAATGCTCAAAATCTAAATCTCGCAAATACCGCTCATCAACGGGAAGTCGTTGATTTACGTAAAGCGGGATTAAATCCTATGCTATCTGCTACGGGAGGTGCTGGTGCTCCCGTTCCTGAAATGAAATCTCCAGCGAGCGGTATTCAAAACGCTGTCAATTCTGCTCTGGCTTCTCGACAAGCCCAGGCAAATATTGAATTGACTCAAATGCAAACCAGGAAAGCTGGCGTGGAAGCTCGCGTGATGGAGCAAACCGAGGAGGGACAACTTCAGCAAGCGAGAGGAAATCTCGCAATTCAGTACAATGATATAAATACGAACAAAGCGCAACGCGCGGAAATCCTGAAAAGGATACAGGAGATAGATGAAAAAATAAAACAAATGAATATCGAGAATGAATTTTCCGCTCTCGATAAAAATCGTGCAAAGTCAGAATCGAGCTATTTCGGAGGTGTAGGAGGAAAAATACATCCGTATCTGAAAATTCTCGGTGCCGGAATAAATACAGCAACCGGCATCAATTCACTTCGTCTCAGAACAGGGAGGTAATATGTTCCGTAGGAAAATGTCCGGCAAATCTTACAACAGGAGTTTCCGTAAGGGAAAACGCACTAATAAGCGCAATTTTACGCGGACTATGAAAAGAGGAGGAATACGCCTCTAGCGAAAAAGACCTCCCGAAAGGGGGGTCTTTTACTATGGGTAAAATATGACATGTTATCACCCAATATCTCTTAAACAACCAGGTACATGGCGGCCTCTTATTGTCTCTTGTGGCCGCTGTTATGGTTGCAGACTCGATTACGCTCGCAACTGGGCGATTAGAATTATGCACGAGGCTCGGTATCATACCGAAAATGCTTTCTTAACTTTAACATATAAGGACTTCGAACTTGTAGAGGGTATCTCAAAAGTTACAGGTAACGTGCGTGCTACACTTCATCCCGAACACTTAACAAAATTCTGGAAGCGATTCAGAAAGGCTGGTCATCATGTTAGATATTTTGCCTGTGGTGAATACGGCGACAAGCTTGGTCGCCCTCATTATCACGCCTGTATTTTTGGTTACTCTCCACAAGACAAAATCCATCATTCAACTAAAAACGGTAATCCTCTATATACTTCTCAGTATCTCGATAGTCTTTGGACTCACGGGGCTGTATATACTGGCGATGTTAGCTTTGAAAGCGCTTCTTATGTGGCGCGATATGTGATGAAAAAACTAAATGGAAAGGAGGCTCATTATTATGAGGACGAGGGTATTCAATCCGAATTTGTTCGGATGTCTCGTCGGCCTGGGATTGGTAATCAGTTCTTTAATGATTTCAGCTCTGATATGTTCCCAATGGATACTGTCGTTATGCGCGATGGACACAAACAGCGACCTCCACGCTATTACTCTACCTTACTTGAAAAAAAGGATCCCATTGCCTACGAAGAAGTGAAAGCACAGCGAAAACTTCAACAAGGACGCAATGAGGAAGCCTTTAATAAGCGTAGATTAGCCGTAAAGGAGCGTTTTAAAAAAGCGCAAACAAAAAACCTTGACAGAAATCTAGAGTGAAATTCTATTATAACGAGGTGGACGCGAATGCGTTCACCCGTAACACTGCGAAAACGCGTAAGCGTTTAAGCAAAAACTAGGAGTAGAAATGCATCAGATATTTGCAATTAAGGATGAAAAAACCGGGGCTTTTGAAAAGCCCATCATCATCCGTTCCGCTCCGGACTTGGTCCGGGCAATGGAAACCGTCCTCAAAAGACCCGAGCCGGACGGCCCGACTTGGTCGAATTGGCCGGGAGACTTCTCGGTCTGGCGTCTCGGCGTCTGGCATGAGGACCAGGGCACGATTGATGTCCTCTTCGAAAAGGAGTGGGTATTTGCCGTCTCTTCCATCGTTCCACCCGTGCCCGTAGGGCCTTCGCCTACCGTTGGCCTCAAGCCCGGTAAGGAGGTTTAAAATGGGTATGTTCGCACAGAATCCAAAGGGAGAGCTGCATACGGGGCAGGAGACCCCGACGCAGCAACAATTCCTCAAGGATGCCGATATCAATAACATTGTGGCCCGTGCTAAAAAAACCGGGGTACTCGGTACCGGCGTAGCCGGAAACCGTAAGCCCATGTTTGGCGACTTCTCCAGCTATGACTTCATGGCGATTCAAAATAAAATCGCCGACATAGAGGGCCTTTTTATGGACCTTCCGCCCAAACTTCGGAGTCGCTTTAAAAACGACCCGTATAACGTTGTGCGGTTCGTTGAGGACCCCGAAAACCACGAACAGGCGGTAAAATGGGGTCTTATCCCCAAACCGCCTGAAAAGGCTCCTGAGCCGCCACAGGAGGCCGTTAAGGCCGACCCGGAAGCCAACCCGGTTCCGGTCAAGAAAGGAGCGAAAGCACCGCGCCCAGACGGCGATTAGCCGTCAAAACACCATTACCCCCTTGTTGTAATGGTGTGGACTGACACCAAGGGGGAGAAAGTAGGGGTTCAGTCCTTAATCTCCCCCTTCTAAGTCCCTGGTCACTTGACCGGGGACTTTCTATTTTGTAGTCACCGGATTCACCGGATAGGAGTACAAAATGCAATCAAATAATGTTTTCAGTTTCGCTAATACGGGCGCGCCGCAATTACAGCGTTCCGTATTTAACAGGAGTACAACTCACAAAACCACCTTTGATGGTGGTTATTTGATTCCTTTCTTCTGGGATTTTGTTTATCCTGGAGATTCGTTCACCGCGAATGTTCAAACCTTTTCGCGTGTCGCTACGCTTAAAAATCCAATCATGGACAATCTTTTCATCGATATGTTCTTTTTCTTCTGCCCGTTTCGTCTCGTATGGGAAAACTGGGTCAAATTCATGGGCGAAAAAGTATATCCAACGGATACTACCGAATACGAAATTCCGCAAATTGGCGGTGACCCCACATATTTCGACCAGGGTTCCCTGGGAGATTATCTCGGTCTTCCAACTAAGAAAAATATCGATGCTGATACAGCACTAAGCGCACTTCCATTCCGCGTATATAAAGCAATATACCGGGATTATTTCCGTCATCAGGATTTGGAAGGTGCGCTAGCTGTCGATTATCCGGTAGATGATGGACCGGATTCCATTTCGAATTATCCTTTGATGCCCCGTAACAAGGGCTATGATTATTTCACGTCAGTTCTTCCGTGGCCTCAAAAAGGAGACGCGGTAGTGCTTCCTCTGGGTACTGAGGCACCCGTTATTGGTAACGGGCTAACCGTTGGTTGGAGAAATGGTGCTGAGAATTTCGGTATCTCAACCTATGGTTCAGGAACTGGACATGAATTATATGCCGGAAAGGATACTGATGGGACGAATGTCGGAAGCACCATTACAACTGGTGCTCTTTCAACTGGATATCGTTCTATGGGATTATCAACAAATCCGGCTATTTCAGGAATGATTGCGGATTTGTCAAGTGCAACCGCTGCAACTGTAGCACAGCTTCGAGAGGCCATTGCCACTCAACAATGGTACGAACTCGATGCCCGTTCCGGGACTCGGTATACTGAAATCCTCGAAGCTCAATGGGGCCAGAAGCCCCAAGATTTTCGGCTTCAAAGACCCGAATTTCTCGGGTCTAACTCTCAACGTATGGGAGTAACTCAGGTTCCTCAGACAAGCGAAAGCGGTACAACTAAACAGGGGTATCTGGCTGCTTATGGCCAGACTGCCGCGCATATGCGCTGGTCAAAGTCTTTCGTCGAACATGGTCTAGTAATGGGCCTCGTCAATGTTCGTGCGGACTTGACGTATCAACAGGGTCTTGACCGCGAATGGTCACATCGAACGAGGTTCGATTTCTATCATCCAATCTTTCAGCATATCGGCGAACAGGCCGTATTACGTCAGGAGATATTTTATGATGCCGTTAATTATTCTCTCAATGAAACGGCATTCGGTTATCAGGAAAGGTTCGGTCATCTCAAATTCAAGAAATCGCAGATTTCCGGCCTTTTCCGTTCCAATGCCACCGGAACCCTCGATATGTGGCATCTTTCGCAAAA